GCTGACCCACGGGTTGTAGAACAGCGCCTCGCCGAGGCGGTACTCGAATCCGTTGTAGGCGCCGTTTACGTAGAGCCCATCGACGGTGCAGTTGTAGCATCCGGTGAGGCCGATGCCGAAACCGTCGGTACCCCCTGTGTACATGTTGTACGCTTTCACGTTGCGGAACGTCATGTTGTGGGCGTGCGAAGTCTGCGAGGCTGCCGTGCCGCCCGGAGAGGTTGCCCAGCCAAATTCGTAATAGATCCCGCCTTGCAAAATGCCGCCGCCGTTCATCACGACGTTCTCAACCAGCACGTTGACCAAGCCGCCGAGCATCTGTACACAGACGCCGGTGTTGGCGTTCGTCCCCGTGTTGGTTGACGACAGGCGCAGATTGCGCAGCGTGATATTTCCCATCGGCACGGCGAGCGTCGAGTCGAACACGCTGAAATAAGTCCCCGTTCCACGCGCCCCAATCTCGATACATGAGCCCGACCCGGTGGCGGCGCTCGTGACGACGTTCGTGATTATCGAACCGTTCTCTAAAGTGAAATCTCGCAGCGCATAAAACAGGCCGGTGTTTACATCTGTCGATGCCGCCGTGTAGGTATTATTGATCGTGCAACCCATCAGGTCGATATGGATGCCGTCTCGAATCGGCACGACGCCGGCGAAGTAGTAGATGTCTGCGCCGGTCGTGTTGGGGAAGATGAGGCGCCCGGTCGGGCCGGCGACTGCAGGATTAAGGAGCGTCTTCAGGGCTGCCGTATTGGCCGCCGCGTCGGCGGATGAGTTCGGGACAATCCCATACCGCAGCACATTTATCGGGTCAGGTAAGTAGGCGTAGTTCACCGGGGTCACGGATGCCGCGAGTTCGGCGGCGGTCTGTATATATGGTGGACTGCCTATTTGCAGAGCGTTGTAAGCTGCTTGTGTATTAGGCATTCCGCCGAGCGCAGCCAGTGCAGCTGCTGCTGTATTCCGTCCAGTTCCTCCCTGCCCTATTGCGAGTGGAAGCGTTAACGAGCCGGTAGTAATTCCTAATGCTGTTAATGCCGCCGGAACTGTCTGTGCTCCTCCCAGAACAAAGTTAACCGTTACATCTAAAGGATTCAACCATTCTGCCGTAATTGGTGGAGCAGCTGATCCATCCTTAAAATTCTGTGGAATGAAAGCCATTTCAGTAGGTTCCTATATTCACGTAACCACTATCAATATAGCTATTAGCTAACGCACCTGCCCAGTTAGCCGCCGTACCGTTGTAGCTAATATTTCTAATCTCCCCATCAGCTAAAGTAGTCTTATAAGTCCCTAACAAAAAAGGAATAGGCTCTTTTAGAACTCCTGTAATCTGTCCACCTACCGAACCTACAAAGAGTATTCCGAAAACTCCATACACCGGCTGTATTGTTTTTCTTCCCGGTATAGAACATCCTGGAGTTGCCCAGCCTGGCACCGCACTACACCCGTTATAAGTACAAACTTGAATATCTGTATCTTCCTCCGGCTGTACCCAAGGCGGCGTTTGAATATCCTGCAGACCTCTAACAAAGTCCTGCGGTTGTCTCGGCTCGTTATGTTCAGGACAACGCCAGAGGCCCTGCCAGTTCTGCACCATCGTCGAAGCCTTACGCTTTCGACCACACATCGAACAGGCAGTATTATAGTCTCCAACTACTAAAAAGTCTGCTCGGCCGCGAACCTGATCACCCATAGCGCATTCCTTCAGCGAAGCCAAACCTCTGTAGCTTTGGCAATTCGCTTTCCAGCCTCTTGCCTATATCCGTTCGCATCATTAAGTTACCAGGCCATTTAATTTGCCAGGCTACTTCGTAAGCTTCTTCACTCGCTCTTTCAACAGTTCCTCCCGAGCCACTCACTACCATCACATAGGTTCCAGCTGTCAATTCACTCTCAAGGTTTTTAACCTTACCTGCAACCACCTTAGACGCTTTACCAGATTGCATTTGTTGAAAGTGCAGATGTGAAAGATTCTCAGCAGTTATCCCGCTAATCGGAAATCCTGCCCAAGTCTTAACTGGATCTTTCGATCGAGGAAAGTCTCCGTGAGCGAGAAGAACTCCGAGGGCAATCTTGTTATAAACTTCCAGCGTGTCCTTTCCTTCGAGTAAATCTTTCATCCATTGAACAGGATCTCCCTTGACAACTTCCTGTCTAATGCAGAAGTCAGGCCATCCCAATCGCATAGTGAATTCCAAAGGCCACGGCCGACCTTTAGAATCTATTATGCAATTTACACTACAGTCCCCTACATAGTTAATGTAGTGAAGGTAATCTGTCAGCGGCTCGAGAATTTCATCAAACAGTTTAGACTTCCTAACATGCCGAATCACTGTGCCCATTTCACCAGTATTCTCGCCAAGATCGTCGTTGAGAAACTTCTTATGCTCGAAGGATTCTTCGAGTGCTTCGTTCCAGCCGCCGGGTCCAAACCAGCCAGCGATTCCCATTTCAACACCGTCGACTTTCTCTTGAAGCATCAACTGTCCTTTGAACTTCCCTTCACGGTCCCATTTCTGGAGGGTGTAGATAGCTTCATCTACGTCTTGCGGCACGCAGGTCATAGCTTTATCTGCGTCACCTCCCCAGGGTTTCATTACGAAGGCGGCATCCTCTTTAAGTATATACGCTATAGCATCCTCTACCGAGTCTACTACTGTATAGGGAAGTGTTTTAATTCCGTAAGTTCTCAGAACCTCCTGTCCCTTGCCGCGATCCAGCTCAAGCTCAGCTCCTTTAGCATTCGCTCCAAATATCGGATATCCATTACCGAAGTATTCTGCGAGAGGCGTCTGATAAGTTGAATTGCCTGTCAAGACTATCAGTTCTGCCCAATCCATTTCCGGTTTCCATTCTAGTGGCCGCTCGACTAGCCCTTCACCATACGGCGGCACCTCACCGTTAGTCTCTGTAGGAAGCCAGTAGTGAACTTCATGATCCGCTGTAAGTGCTCTCACAGCAAGATCAATTCCCATTCCTTCTCCATCAGTATCCATGATGAAGACTTTCACTGTTCAGTTTCCCTCTCGTATTTTCGTTTCTTCTCCTTCCCTAAATGTTCTAGATAAACGTCTTTTTCCTTCTGCGACATCTGATCTAGCAAGGGCTTCTGTTCGTTCCAAGGCAAGTGACTAAACATAAAGACTGAAGGATTAAATTCTTCCTCCTTCGACGAATTAAACCTCCTCTCCAGATGACCTATATCCCTATCACTTAAATCATACTTCGCCGCCATCGCATCGAGCTTAGCTCCATAGCTAGAATCGTTATCCATAAAGGCCTTTCGAAGCACCCGCATATCGCTCTGCATTTGAACTGCTTCGAAAGGCTTTTCTTTCGGACGAACGAAGTTATTATAAGCGGTAGAAATCTTTCCTTGTATGACAGTTTCACTGATATACTTTCCTGCAGGAATAAAACCAAGTTCGCTAAGCGCTCCCATCTTTCGTGGTGCACTGCTAGATCGCTGCATTGCCTCTACTGCGATTGGATCAAGGTCAGAAAATTCATAAGCTAGAGTTTGCTCGACTTGTTTGTAAGCAGGCGAATTAGGGTCTCTAATCTCATTGCCTAAGCCGTTTACTCCAGTGATCGCGGAATGCCCCATAGCGAACACTCCAGCACCTTTATTGAGTATAAAATCACTTACTCCCTTGATCTTTCCCTCCTGCTCCATATGTTTATAGAGGCCTTCAAACTCTCTGCTATAAAAAGGAGTATTGAGCCTAATCGGCTGTCCGTATCGGTCAGTTTCTCCCGACTCTGGATTAGTGTAGTCGATTAGCTTCTGCGGATGCTTACCAGTAAACCACCAGTGCATTAAACCACCAATCACCAGAGCGCTTGTCATATAATGCGTTGCCATTAAAGGACGATCTAGAAGTCCTGAAGCTACCTTTGACCTGATCGAACCTTTAGTTACTACTGCCTTGCCAAGATCTATCGCTCCTCCTACGTATTGATCTATCAAGCCAACTTGCCAACCTAATGACAGCGTAGAAGCTACTCCAACATCCTTCATTAGATTGTTCATAAACATTGACTTATAATTCATCTCTCCATAGCGAGCTTCAACTTTTCTAGCTATTTGTCTAAAAGCCAGTTGCCTCTCTGCAACCGATCTTTCAGGATTCAATTCTCTCCAAGCCTTTGCATCTTTGATAAAGCTCGCTACCTTAAGCGACGGAATCCACAGATTATACATTGGATGAGAAAGGCTTGAGATAGCTGCTAAAGGAAGTTTCCAAGTAGCGCTTAGACTTCGTTGATGAACCGCATCTATAAAACGCTGAATATTGCCGCTGGTTTCTTCCTGAGGACGCGTAGGAACCATACCACCTTCAGCTAGATCGTGGTAAGCCGCTTTGTCAGCATCGCTCAAAGTAGCAAAGTCTCGCTTTCCCTGGAAAACCCTCAAAATAGGATAACCTGTTTTTGGATTATCCCAGAGAGATCTATAGATAGCTCCTGGAGTAAAAGGATATGAGCTTGCAAACCTAAACATAAAGTCTCTCGCCCGACTAAGCGCTGATCCTTTATCAGAATACAACAGCTTTGAGGCTCTAGTCAACTCAGCATTAGCGTCGATGTGCATTACATGGACTGGATGAAATAAGCTAGCCATGAGCTTAATTGGAACGATCGTATTCTTCAGATGCATGTAACCGCGGAACGCACTGCCAGCTAGACCTTCATTACTCCAGAGAGACTTAGAATCAAATGCGTTATGCATCAAAGGATCAGCTTCCTCTCTAACCCAATAACGAATCCCTGTAGGCGAGCGACGCGAGTTAGGAGAGAAACCCTCGGGCGGTCGAGTAGATCCTTTAACTGCCTTAATCGCTATTCCTCTTCGTTCAAAATCAGCTAACAAATTAGTACGCAATGCAGCTATATCTGAAGCTTGCTGTCGAGCCTGCATAATTTCTTCAGGATTAGTATACTTAGGTGTAAAGCCAGCGTCGATAGCTTCCTGATAAAGATCAAATCCACGTTCTTTTATAAACCCTGGATTCCCCCATTTGTTACCATAGCGCCTCTGCATAAAGCGGCGAACGCCTTCAGGATCTTTAAAGAGATGCGGCATGTAGTGATCTATAGGATCATAAGTGAAACCAGTTCGCATGTCCTGTTGAAATATAGCATCAGCCCAACCTTTGTAAGCTAAGCGTGCCTTTTCCCAGACTGGGTTAGAAAGTCTAGCTCCTTTCTCAAAACCATGAACGAACTGCATCGAAGCATCTTTCCCCATCTTATGCCAATAGGTACGGCGGACTTTGCCTTGCTGCCAGATTACATGCTCTCGATGATCTTGCTCGAAGAAGTTCTGCACGATAGCTGAGCCTGCGACTCGCGCGGCAGGACCCTTGGCTTCAGGATTAAAGGTTTCTATATAAGAGGTATAGAGATTCTCCATCTTCGACTGAGCAATAGTGACTCCAGGAATCTTAGGTATCACATCCCTGGCGAAACGGAAGGCTGCTTCAATATGAGCACGAGTAACAGGCATGCCCATATTGAAGTAGACTGTATCGTCGCCGGGAGCTTTGTCGTCGGAGTGACTCGCTTCTTCAATCGCAGTAGTACCTTCTTTCGCAGTAGTTCTCAGCGTAGCGGAAGCTTGTTCAGGAGTTATAACCGGAACAGCTTTAATCGGCTTAACAGTTCCCTTTGCTATAATCTCTTTCATCGACGGCGGCGTAAGTTCATTGATTGCCGCCTTCGCGGCATTCTTTCCAATCAGGTTTAACTCTTTGTCACTTGCATCTACGAATTTTTGAACCTTGTTCTTTAGATACCTGGCAAGCTTCGAATCAACCTGCTCAACGTGATTGGCTAGTCCGGAAGCTGCTTCGGGATGCTCGGCGGCTAGGCTATCAAAAGCAGTGCTAATCGTAGATGGTCCTTCGCCGCCCTTTCCAATTTCCTTCACCTTTCCTAAAACCCTTCCTGCAATGTCAGGATTAAAGGTTAGCAGCGTTGCTAGAGAAAGTGCTCCAGTAGCCGCGAGGGCCGAACCAGTTTTATCGTAAACAGTATCTCCTACTGCCTTTACTGCATTAGGTATGATCTGCAGGAACTGCTGCATCGCGGCTTCCTGATGATCAGAGGGAGCCCGGTTAACTACATTTATAACTGAAGCTATCTGCTTCTGATTCTTAATGAAGTTATCATTAGACTGACTAACGTTCGACTCAGCTTGCTGTTCTGGACTAAGTTTGGGGTCAACCTTAACCGGCGTAATCATAGACTTCGCTAAAGCAGCCGTCCCCGAGATCGCTAGCTCTGCTATTGAAGCAGCTCCCTTATAAATACCCTTAGTCATTCCCCAGGCAGAATCTATCGGACTCTTCCAAGAGGCTTCTTCGTAATCCTTAACTGCAGTGCCTGAAGAGTGAATAAAGTTTTCCAGTGCAGAAGACTGAGTTGGCTGCTTTACGGCAGGTTTACTGCCTCCAAGCGATTGAATAGCTATCCCACCAGCTTTAGCCTTAGGCTTCACAGCCAGTGGGGCTGTCGACAGAGATGAGATAGGAATCCCGTCAGCCACTAGTCTGTACTCCCATCATCGCCTCCACCACCTCCACTATCATCAGGACCTTCACCAGCTTTATAAAGCTTTTGGTCTTCGGCATTATACCAGCGCGGCCCATCGTTAGTCTTATACCACATTTGATCTTGATACGCTTTAGGATCTCCTCGATTCGCCGGCAGCGGCAAAGGCATCTTCATAGAAGCTCCAGGCCTAACATGCCCTGGTCTAACGCCTGCTAGAACTCCATGATCCTTTGCGTATTTAACTGCTGCAGCTACTGCTTGAGGTTGTGTTAAGTGTTCCTTATCCATTCGCTTCTCAACATCCAGAGCTATCTCTCTCGCGTAAACCCTTGCGTCGGTAGGAGTCATACTGTCTCCTCCCGAGCCTTTTACGAGGAAGTCCGTAACTGCTGAGACGTCCTTCGGCTTAGGTATTAGACCGTCGCCGCCGACCTTAGCTGCCGCCGATGCTCGCTCGTCAGACAGTCTAGTCAGCGACTTGCGCAGTTTTATCAGCGCAGTATCGGCCTCTTCTAATCCCTTAGTCCTTTCTAACTGCGCCTTGGTCAAAGCCTCTTGAGCCTGAGTTCTCTTAGTAGCTGATGCAGCTTTCAACTGCGCTACTAATTCCGCTGAATACTTCTTCCCTTCCAGCGCACTAGGCTTACCAGTTGTCAATTTAATATAAGCATTAATCGCATCGAATCTTTTCTGACCTTCTTCCTGACTAACTCCTTCAGGAATAGTTCCTAGAAGCTGATCAGCAAATTTAGTTTTCTGAAGTGTCGTCTGCCATTGATGATAAGCTGCCATTTCTTGCTGCGACTGAATCGTTGCAGATTTAGCCAGAGTAGCCGTTCCTTGCTCTACTAGACCAGATTCCAGTTCTGCTGTTCCCACTTCAGTAAGCGCATTCGCTGCGTTAGTTAAGGGATTTTGCCCTTCAGGAATATTATGTGACATTCCAGCGAGCTTCTGCGCTAGCATTTGCCGCTGGTCATAGGTCTGCTGACTAATCATCAAGGCTAGCTTTTCTTGCTGTAGCTTAACCGGAGCTTCTTGAAGAAGCATTTTATTCATCTGGAACTTCTGTCCAGCAAGAGCGCCTGAGATAAAGTCTTCAGCCATATTAAGGACCTGTATAGCTGGGATTAAAAGTTGGGGCTTGATACATAGCGTCACCAGAGTTGGCGGCTACGAAGCTATTGTAGTCTGTAGTCGCGGCCGCGCTCCCACCCGCTCCGCTACCCGCTCCACTGTTTCCAAAGAACGACAGTAATCCAGCAAGGCTATTCATTCCGCCTGCAGCTGCACTCGCCGCCCCGCTTGCCGCCGCGCCAGATTGTGCAGTACTTGCCGAAGCTCCTACACCAGAGATCGAAGCTAGTAACTGCTCTTGACTTAATAGTTGCTGTTGTCCAAACGACTGTCCATACTTTTGAAGTGCTGCTGCCTCGTTACCCGAATTAGGTCCATATGCCGCAGCATTCTCCTTCGCAACCGCGCTAGCTCCTTGTCCAGCAGCAGCTGTATAGATTGGACTACTAAAAAAGCTTGATGGATTAGTTATCAGCTGTTGTAGCTGATTAAACGAAGTCATCTGTTCGCCTTGAGTAGTCTGCGCCATACCGAGTTGCTGGCCTGCTATACCCGCTTGCGTTGTAGTGCTATAGACAGAAGCTGCAGCGCTTATCGCTAGTCCAGCTCCTATTGCTATATCTGCCCAAACCATACGGCCTCCTGTTCACGCTCTCGTTCGTAAACTTGCTTAACAGTCTCTTCCCACTCTTCTCGTGAAGTTAGTTTACCTGAACGAATAGTTTCATGCAGCTGAGGGATAACTCTGTTATTCTCATCATAGCGACACGTAGAATCATATTCTACAATATCGTCTTGAATAGCTTTTATGTCAGTTTGATCCGTTCGATATACACCAGCAAAGACGGTATCCTCTAAAGTTATTCCAGCTCGTCGAGTTCCTGGCTTACACATCAACGTCATTCCAGAAACTAGACGATGAACTCCTTCATCTACAGTGACTTCTGCCGAGCCCTTAAGAACCATGAACAGATGGTCTACCTTGTGAACTCGTCCTACAAAGACTATTCCGCGAGGAATAAAAGTTTGTCTGACGTAGATACCGTTGAAGAGAAAATGCGCAGTAGGAATTGGCTCTTGAGGAAGGTCAATCCCAGCTTCTTTGAGAGACTGAATTTTGTCTTTCATGATTAGTTGATTCATGTAGCCGCCGTCTCTTTAGTTAGGATACCATTAGTGAAAATCATATTGCCTTGAGCGATACCTAGAGAAGCGGTTATTATCGTAACGCTCTGCGGAACAGCTACACCTGTTATAGAATTCTTCGACGGCGGATAGCCCAGGTTTATCAAGCTAGCTAGATTAACAAAGAACTGCAGCCAAGGCACACTTACATTCCCTACATCGTCTAGGAACTGAACCTGCGAAGGAACATGCAAGTATCCACTCATAACGTTCCAATATCCACTTGCAAATCAACCGAGCGTATCCGCATAGGTGTACTGGCATAGTGTCTAAAGTTATAAGCCCGTCTATAGAATGAACCTTCATCGCTTAGAATTGGCCGCTCGATACCAAAGTTCACCGTTCTAAAACTGTTCCAAGTCATATAGTCATCATCACTCGATCTAATCATTAGTTGACTACCCTTTACTTGATCTGCGTTGAAGCGCATCTGCGAAAGGCATTTAGATCTATCCACTCCTAAATCAGCATTAGGAGTATAGATATCAACCTGCACTATATTTCCATAATCATTAGGACAGATGTAATCTGCCTCTAACTGATAAACATTTCCAGTCGCTCCCATTTGATGCCATTCGCTTCCATCTGGTGCGGCACAGCGACCTATTACTGGATAGTAGTTATTTAGATAGTCCGTCCAAAGCATCCAAAGCTTTTCACCAATATCATAAACCATAGTAGTGTTGCTGGTCAAGTTAGTCAAGATATACCAACGGTGACCTGCGTGCTGGTAAGCTGTCGAATACCACGTCGCGCCTGGACCCAAATCTAACTGTTTCTCTACTGCTGGTGTAGAAATAAAAGTAGCTCTCAGTTTATCCATCATCACAACTCGATAAGTTCCTTCCTTGCTCTGTGTAGCCCAAAATAAAACTCCATCGAGATCAGCAAAGGTATCTGAATTTATACAACCGAAGTTGTAAAGCGCTCCAGGTACGGGCGATAGCGATGAACCTACAGTGTTTCCAGCATCATAGTAGAACTGCGTGGTCCAGGTTTTTATAGCTACGATATAGATTAGCTGGCGAGCCAGTTGAACTCCAATATCAGCATCGGAACCAGCGGTTATAAAATCCAGAGTACTCCAAGAGCCTACTCCACTTATAACATTCTGAGTAACAGTTTCCCAGATAGCTCCACTGTAATCCATTACATAGCAGAAACCGTCGAGGTAAACGTATCCAGGGACCGTATTTGAAGGAAAGCCAGAGGTGCCGCCGCCGCCCAGAGTAGTAAGCACTCCATTGGTATAAGCATAACACGCACTTGACCCTATCGCTATAGTGTTATCTCCGCCAAATAAGATTGAAGGATAGCCGGCAGTATTAGGAACGCCTAAGAATTGAAACTTTGTGCCTCGACTATAAGATACTGGTCCAAGGTTTGTAGGACCATGCTGGCCGCCGGCGGCATCGGTTACTAGACTAAAAGCATGTCCACCTGAAACATACAAGGTTAGATAGTTAACTCCCAAATAAGGATTACTCCCAACGTTCTGCACATAGGGATAAGTTACTATACCTTGTCCAACTCCACTCCCATATATCACTGGAGTCTTTGCGAATCCTGGACGCTTTTCTACTTGATATTCACCAGTGGCTGGATCTTTTTCAGCATACGCATTAATCAGTCGTGCGTCTTTAGTAAATACATCGCTCCGACTATTAAGCGTATTCACCAGCGGCCAGCGCCGCGGTGCTCTCATGTAGGGAGCTTGCTGAATTTGCAGATCAGGCATCATCTAAACTTGCCTCTGTACTGCTCTGATCTCTGATCAGGTTGAAACATAGTATCAGCATCTTCTACATCCCAGTCTTCAAGCGCCGTTCGATACTTGTTCTCCATCGCGGCACACCGAGCTATAATAGTAGTGGGCTGTCCAGTCGAAGTCTGGTCTGCTAATCCCCACTCGAGCAGCAGTCCCCATTCAATAGGAAAGTTCATATTGTCGTTAATTCCAACGAAGTTAACAACTGACTGCTCTATAATAACGTGAGAGGCTCCATTGGTTGCTGTCCACAAATCTGGGGTCATCCAGAAGTAAACATTCAGTGTAGCTTGCTGCTTATCGACGAAGTAGCTATTCACTGCTCCTGGAGTTATAACATTTGATAGCCTCTTATACTCGTCCCACGACAAGCAGATAAGTGGTCTCTGGTTATTATCTGTATCCAGGTAATAACTCGAGATTACTCGCAAGGGCTTTTGCATCACTACAGTTCCGGTAGGACCTAAAGTATAAAGAGGAGTACCGGAAACTAGTGTAATTGCTAGATCTTCGATGAGCCAAAGCTTCAACCCTTGCGTCATGTAGAAGTTGATAAGCTTATTCAACCTCCGTATATATTCAGCTGTAGTAACAGGATCAGGCTCTGAACCTGCACGTAGCTTGCCTGTATCCTTCATAGCATCACAGATAATGCCATAGGCGCTGGTGATTGAAGGCGAGGTTACGGTAGTCATTATTGCTTAGTCAAGTCAAGCATAATCAGATAGGACATTTTAGTCTCGGTTACTTTAAAGGAAGTTAAAGCGAGTCCAATAGCTGCTGGTGGACTAGAGATTGCAATAATCTTTTCAAAGTCGTAACCACCACGACTTTCCAGTGGCATAATAAGCTGCTCTGCTTCTGGGCTTAGAGTCCACCACAAGTTAAATCCCATTTTCTCTTGAATCGAGAATTGAATCCCGTCTAGCCTTAAACCTTTGGGCGAACCTTTAAGGTTCTTAAAACTTAAGATCGACTCGGGCTTTAATAAGTTAACTGAGAGTTGACCAGTGATAATCACCAAACAGGTCTTATCTCCGTCCGAGCCGATCTTAACTTGCATTTACCGCTCCTTAGAAGCAAGTATGAAGTCTGCATAGAGAGTAGCCGCGGCCGCCGACCCTGCAGCAACGATGATTGCCGGAGTAAGCAAAGCCGTAGTCGGAGTCCATGCACCAGAGACTTGAACTTGATATGATGCTATCGCAGCCTTGGGAACTGGCGCAGCGTTTACGTTGTTAGTTCCACTCCATGCTGAAGCTGGCTGCCACCCAAACAATGGAAACCCTACCATTGCGTAGACATTCTGCAAGCGATCCATGTAGAAGCCTACATCAATCCAGGTAGCATTAGCATAGTATGCACTAAGTACAGCAGCTGGAATCGCAACCTTCCAGGTTTGTGTGCTTCCTGAATAAGCGTAGAGCGCCATATTGGTAGCGTTTGTACTGCTGAGATACAAGCCATCCGTCGGCTGAAGTATTGGAGTAGCTGACGGATTAACTAAGCCAACTGTCCACGAAGTTGTCGCTATAGTAGTAACATTGATTCGAGTCATGAAGAAGAGCTTCTTCGACGCGAATGCAAGTCCAGTGCTAGCCGCCGGCGGCAGAATGAAAGATCCCTTTGCTAGTTCAATAGACTCGATGTTAGTTGAGGCTACTCCAGTAGTAAACAACCACTGTCCACCTTCTCCATTACCTCCAGTTAAGGCGTTCGAAGGAACTACCGTGCCGCCGGAAGCAGCAGTAGTGTAAACAGTCCACAGTTCATCTGAAGCCTGACCAGCTACTCCAGCTGCAGTCGATGCTCCATCAAAATCGTCACAAACTGTATGATACATAAAAGGGTTTGGCTGGCCGAACATAGCCAGCGGTCCCCAAGTATTGTCTGTTGAAACACCTGACGGAAATCGTGCAGGTACTTGTGAAGGCGATGCCATTTAAAATTCTCCTCGCGGTATTACTACCGCACTAAGTGCGCGAGTCAAGAATTGGGATAGTGTGTGTATATCATGCTATCATAATATACACACACGCTCCCCTATCCATTAAGGACCATTAGAACCCAGAATGCAACGAGGATCTGCTGCTCCACATGAAGCACGAAAGAACGTAGCCGCCTTCGCGTTCTTGGTATCGTAGTCATTATCCTGATCGAATATCGGCTTGATACGCCAGAACCACTTCATTCCATTCATGCAGTTCGTTCGCACGAACCAGGCGTGAGGAGCGGTGAAGTAGTGATTCATCTGAATACCTTCAGGGAAGGCATTCGTCACTCGCAGTACGTTGGGATCGTTATTAGCAGTTCCACTCTGCAATACACTCTTTAGAATTCTATTCGCATTAAACCACTCCTGACGAGCAATATGCAGAGACTTCGGCATGATCGAAACCAAGAGACCTCGATCAGTCGGCAGTCCCATTGCCAGAATACACATATCCTCAAGCGAAGCCTCGGTAAGATCGGCTCCAGGACTCAGTGCATTCGAGAAGGTACCTCCGGTCGTATTAGGCTGAGTCGTCGAACAGAGCGTCTGTCCAGTTGCAAACTGGAAAACATTCCCGGTAAAGGCATCGTTGTAGACGCCTGCCCCGATGTTCTCTACCGTTTGTCTAATGCTGAAAGCATTAGCCTGCGCTCTATTATACGACACCTTTTCGTAGAGATCGTCCTGGAGTTCTTCCACCGTTACCTTATAGCCTAAAGCATAAGCCAAATGCGTGTAACGTTGAACTGGACCCTGGATCTCGTAGTCATACTGAACCGAAGCACCTTCTGCTTTGAGCGGAGCGAGCCCGAAGCCAGTTACCTGGACTTCTTCCTCATAAGCCTGAGCACTTTCCAGCACTTCGAAAAGTTTAGAATACTCCTCTGCGTGCTCTGCATAGACCTGCCCCCAAAAGGCATATACTCCAGGCCACAAAGCCTTTGGATGAGTGCCTGTATTGATAACTCCACCGGCCATATAATTCTCCTTTAAATACCAGTACGGCCGCCATAGACGCCGTAATAGTGGTTGTTAAGCAGGCACAGCCATTTAGCATACAAGCCGTAAGCGTTGTAAGCTACGCTCTGAGGATCAAGCCTTTGTGCAAGGCCCAAAAGCTTGAGGTTCATGGTTGCAGTCGTAGCTGGTGCAGTAGCGTTATTAAGATACGCTCCTGAAACCGCTACTCCAGTCGCCGGAGCTGCGAGGGCGAAGTTTGCATTCTTTGAGGTCGCCGCTACGGTCAACACACTTCCTGCACCCTGCTCTTGGATCTCAAAGATGATACTCGGGTCATCCGCGACCAGTGCGTAGTAAGGAACTACTTTGGTTGCAGGTGCCGCAGTCAGAGTCAGGTTGTTAGGATCAATATAAGGTCCACCGCGCGGATTCGTTCCCACCGCGAGGATAACTCCTACATTAGCTGCTCCAACCTGTCCTACAGTCAGCGTCGGAAGACCAACGTCTTCACCTGCAATCGACGCAGTTCCCGCTTTGAGAGAGACAGGATCGCCTTGATAATAAGCGTTCGTGTCTCCACTATCAATATGATAAATGTTTCCTCTTCCGTCCCAGTCAGCACCACTCAGATACTTGACTGGAGTCAGACCGGAAACCTTGTTCTGGTTTGCCATATGTCCTCCAAGTTAAAAGATATTAAACCTTAGCTCGCCGACGATTGAAGAGCGCTTTAGTCCTCTCTAAATCAACATAGCGAGTACCTTCATCGTCAGACTTATCTTTCTCTGCACCAAGTATCTTTTCACCTCGGAAGATAGAACCCATGACAGCAGCATTGCGTGCATCTATAGCCCCGCGATCCTCCCGCCAGTATTCCTCTTTTAACTTCATCAGTACTAAGCGCTCAGGCTTATTATCAGCACCGATTCCTGCACTGATACTAATCCGTGAACCTAAGTCAGTATTACCTGAAATC